ATAATCAGTCCACATAGTTCCAGCAGCACAAGATTCAAGTGCTTTAGCAGTCATTCCTTCGGTGTGTCCTGCCCAGTATGCTTCCTTCTCCCAAGGAATTGCCTCTGGTTGAGACTTATAAGTATCTTTCGCAATCGATTGCCAAATCTTAGGAACTTCTTCTTCGTTCTTAATAATAGCAATGAAGTTATTCTCAATTGTTCCTGCCATACAATCTTGAGCAGCGTGCCATCCTTCATGACGCATAACTGACATAACCACACCAGGACGACGCATATGAGCAACGTTCAGAAAAAAGTTATTACCCACAGTATGATAGACACCACGATGACCGACTGGGAAGTATCGTGAGTCTGCTAGAAAAACCCTAGCTCCGACCTTATTAAGTGATCGGACGAGAGAGTCAAACTCATCAGCAACAATACTATAATCAACGTCAGCAAGGAAACTATCCTTGTTGAGGTCTGTGACTGTTTTGAGTTCTTTGACATGATCGGTGCATTCCCTGAGTAACATGCATCCCTGAGCGTGAGGAGTAAAGTACTCGTTGTCTTTAATAGGATCTGCCAATACTGGAGCAGAGATGAATGCTGCTGCCAGTGCCATCATAAGTTTTTTCATGCGTAATATGCCTCGTAATATTTTACAAGTCCACTAGTATTTACATTACCTTGAGATACCCAATCATGAATACATTCGTAAATACTTTGATTTGAATATCTTGGACTTCCATCAGAACAAATTTGAGAACCAAACTTATTAAGAAGAATATTCAGTCCTTGTGTACGAACATCCATCCTTTCGTCACTGTAACGCCAATCTTGATTCATTTGTAAAGTCCCCAACCATTACCAGAATTCCAACCACCAGGACCCTCATGGAAGTTTTCAGATCCACCAGGAGGATTTAAATCTAAAGTTGTATTATGATTCTTAGTTGCGATTTCATACATTTTTTGATGAATGTCATTAGGTTCAACAGAAAAACTTTTTTCAAACTCTTGACGTTTAATTTCTGTCTCCATTTTCATATAGTCTTTTTGTTTTTCAGTGTATTCAGGAGCAGGACCAAACCAATCATCTTCTTTTAAATAAACAGGTGCAGGAACTCCAGTATATACTGGTTCTTGATCTATCTCTTTACAATCAATTATTTCATCATCAATTGCACATTCAATCTTATCTTCTATAATTTCACTTTCCGGAATGAAAATGTTTTTAATTGTTTTGATTATTTTGTTCATTGCCAGTGATAGTGGTAAAAGTTTCCTTTAGAATGACACATCGGATCTTCAGAAGAAACCCGATACCTCAACATAGATTGCCCTTTAAAATCGGTTCTACCATTAAGAACCTTAGACCATAACAATATGTTTTGTTTTCCTCGTGGAGAGTTTAATTTATCCACAAGTTTCGAATTTACGTGAATCCATTTATGAGTATATATACCCTCATATTGTCCCGGAGCATATACAACTTCAGACACTGTGTTCGGAAATTTGTCAGATAATACTCTGTTTAGTACAGAGGCAGCAACACAATATTCATCAGCAGTATTTTTTACTGCTTCTACTTGAACAACTTTTGCAAGATGATGATAATCAATTGATGTTAATGTTAGAAGCAACTCAAGCATTAATCTTCTCCAAGATATTCAAGTGAATAAACTTCATGATCTGCTAGTTCCGGATCCAACCATTCTTCAAACTCCATTCGAAGGGCATGAGCATTCTCAACAGACTCTAACACATCATCAGATTTCATATCACAAAGAGTGTGCAGTCTATCGATTGCCCAGTCATGTGTTTTCAAGAGTGTTTCTTCCAAAGTTACCATAGTCCTTTCGCATATAGCGTCCGAGAATGTTGCTATTATAGTACGCGGGAGTACCGTTGTCAAGTGCCTCAGATAAGACATTATTTAAGAACAGTTGTTTTGTCTCCTCAAAATTACAAGTTCCTTTTGTTTTATGTAAAGAAAGAATCTCTCTCCTAAAAAATATTTTATTGTTAGTCTTTTTAATATCTTCTTTTAATTCTGGACAAGATCCATAATATCGTTTCCAATCACTCTCTTGTTTTTGCTTTCGTTTTTTTCCTGGTGGTGTTCTAAAAGACCAAAAATACTTTCTTCCAATGTACGATCGATCGTTGAGGAGATTGGTAATTTTATAAACAAAACCAAAGTTATCCCCAATAGAATCACTATCAAAAGGTTGTTCCAGGTATAACCAAGGATTCTCATAGCTCATCTTATAGATCTCAATGAGCTATTATTTATCTTTAACCGGGACAAACCTAGTCTAATAAAAAAGAGGGTTGTTGTCAACCCCCTTGATATGTTATGTCAGTTTTGTATCAGTCCTTAGGCATCTTTGCACCCGACTTATGTCTGGTAGTACCCGCAGAATCTACATATGTTTCTCTCTCCCTTCTAGGAGTCACATAACCGACACCGGGAACTACACCGGTCTTACCAGCATCTCTGGCGGCATTTCTTGCTGCTGCTCTTTGTGCTGCTCTCTTACGATTTCTATCATAAGAACTCATCGCTTCATCAACTGCTTCTACTTCTTCTTTCTTCATTCCTGCCTTAAACTCAGCATCTCTTCTCTTCTTTTGTTGATCAGCAGACAGTGAATAGTCGTGACCAAAGTCTCTTCCAGTTACAGTAGTGCCTTCACGCTTTCTTTGTGCGGCAAGACGCTTTTCTCTTCTTGCTTGCATTGCTGCAAGTGAGTCTGCTTCCATGATTGCTTCAATTTCACTATCAGAGAACAATCCAGTTGCTTTCAGTTCTTCAATTTCCTCACTCATTCTCTTAGCAACACTTGCGGCTTTAGAAGCAACTTTCTTTGCTGCTCTACCAATCATTCCCTTGATACCACTCTTGACCTTCTTCTCTACTTTCTCGGTGCCCCTTGCTGCTGCTTGTGCTGCTTTTTGAGGAGCACTCTTAACTGCGCTGGCAGCACTACCTGCTGCCTTTTTAGCAGCACTAGCAGTCATGGCAACGTCTACAGCAGCACCTGCTGCTTTGCTTTTTGCCTTTGATACTGCTCCTTTTGCAGCACTACCTGCTGCTTTGACTGCAGCACCTGCTTTCCTCATGGCAAATCTTCTTCTGGAACCCACAGGAGCTCCTGACTTTCTCAGAGGAGTGGTATCCTTACCAAAAGTAACTTTAGCTTCGTCGATGTAATCGTTGACAGCATCTTCAACAAGTATAATAGCATCATCCTCAGAATATCCCTCTGCAACTAATTCTTCAACTAATTCATCACAGATTTCATGAACCAGTTCTTCTTCGATAATTTCTTCAGTTGCGTAAACACTGCTATAGAGATCTCTAATTTCTCCGTATTCTGATTGCGATAAGGATTTCATCTTAATTTTTTTATACCCTTTATAAGGATATTTATAAAAAAAGAGGGTCTTATTGACCCTCTTTATACGCTTCATATCCATCATAGTCACCGAACATATATGCGTCAGATAATGCTGCATCTCTATATGCTTTTAAGGCATCCTCACGGAATGCCTCAAATTCATCATAATGAGAATCCTGCGAAGGTGTTTTCGGTAACATCTTGCTTGATTCCTCCGACGATATAGGATTCGACTTCGGTTTCTTGTGGTGCCACTTGAAGACCCTTAGAAGAGATCCAGTGTTCTGTCCAAGGAAGTGGATTGTTCTTTGCAGGAATGTCATAGATTGGTTTAAGTCCGATTGCTTTCATCCTACGATTGGCAATCCATTCCACATACTGCTGAAGCAGTTTATCATTAAGACCAATCATAGATCCGTCCTTGAACAGATACTCTGCCCAAAGTTTTTCTTGGTTGACACAGTTCTCAAAAGTATTGATCAACCACTGCTCTTCCTCTTGGAAAATTCTCTTCATCTCAGGATCATCACCTTCTCTCCACTTCTTCAAAATATTTTGAGTGATGGCAAGATGCTGATTCTCATCCCTGGCAATTAGTGAGATGATTTTTGCACTTCCTTCCATAAGTTTGAGTTCGCCAAAAGCAAAACTGCAAGCAAATGATACGTAAAAGCGAATACCTTCAAGAATATTAACGTTTGCAACTGCTCTGAAGAGTTTGCGTTTGAGTTCATACCTTGCTTCTTCTGCGTAGGGGACATCTTCTAATGCATGTTTCCAGTCATTACTGTTATCCCATTGATGGGCAGCATTAATGAATTCATTATATGCCTGAGTAACACTCATGGCACGTTCTACGATACGATCATCTGTAAGAATATGATCAAATACATCCGAAGGATCGGAATAAACGTTCTTGATAATGTGGGTATATGAACGACTGTGAATCATTTCCATGAATCCCCAGACTTCCATACATGCTTCTAACTCAGGGAGTGAGCAGTAAGGGATAAAAGCCATCCCAGGACCACGCCCTTGTACAGAATCCAGCATGATCTGATACTTAAGATTGCTGGTAAAAATGTGCTTCTGCTCAGGACGTAATGTCTGATAGTCCGCACGATCTTTTTGGAGGGAGACCTCTTCAGGTCTCCAGAAGTATCCCAATTGTTGTGTTGTGAGTTTATCAAAGATTGGATATTTGTATGAATCATATCTTTGAATACCTAATGGTTTACCAAAGAACATTGGTTGCTTTTTGGTGTCAACTACTTCTGAGTTGAAAACGGTCATTGAATCGACCATGGGTTTGCTTTCGCTGTTTGTCTTAAATCTTACAAGACTCACACTCTTCCTCCTCTGCGTTTTCTAACTGTGAAATTAAACTATCAAGTGACTCTGTAGATTCTTCTACCTCATCAGTCTTAATGTCGTATGTGTTTTGATAGTAACTGGTCTTCCAACCGTACTTATATGTAGTCAAAAGATCTTGTGCCATGATAGACACTGGAATCTCATTATTAGGATAGTGTTCTGGATTGTAACTCCAGTTACCTGAAATTGCCTGATCAAAGAATTTTTGCATTACAGCAACCACATTAATATAACCACGATTAGACTCCATTTCCCAAAGGAGGTCATAATTATTTTTAAGAGTTGCATATTGAGGAACAATCTGTTTGAGTGGTCCTTTTTTGCTTTTCTTAATGGACAGGTATCCTCTAGGTGGTTCGATTCCATTGGTTGCATTTGACACAACGGAACTGCTCTCTGAAGGCATTTGTGCGGACAATGTTGAGTTCCTAACTCCGAATTCGAGAACCTTAGATCTAAGACCCTCCCAATCGTAGTGAAGCTCATTCGGAACAATCTCATCTACATCCTTCTTGTATGTATCAATGGGAAGAATTCCATTACCATACTTAGTGCGATTACTGTATTCACATGCACCTTTTTCTTTTGCAAGATTGACAGTTGCTTGAATCAAGTAATATTGAAATGCTTCAGTCAGGTTATGAACAAGTTTCCAGGTCTCTGGATCATTATAGACGGTGCCATTTTTAGCAATATAGTGTGCCAGTCCAATGAACCCGATTCCTAACGAACGACGTGCTCTGGTTGCGATTTCTGCTGCTCTGACAGGATACCCCTGAAAATCAATGAGTTCATCAAGACTCCTAACAGCAAGATCACAAAGAACATCAAGATCCTCAAGATCCCTAATTTTACCAACGTTAATAGCACTAAGGATACACAGAGCAATTTCCCCAGTTTCATCATCAATGTGTTGTAAAGGTTTAGTGGGTAGAGTGATCTCTTGACACAGATTGCTCATCTCAACTTTATCCACGAAGGACGAATGAGAATTACAATGATCGATGTTCATAATATAAATTCTACCAGTTTCTGCCCTTTCTTTCAAGAGGTCGAAAAATAACTCTTGACCTCCAATAGTTTTGCGTGGAATTGATCCATCTTGTTCATAATCCAAATAGAGGTTATCAAAATCATCAGTCCCAAAAGCATCGTACAAACCTGGGACATCGTGAGGTGAGAATAGGCTGATGTCTTCGTTTTTGATAAATCTTTCGTAAAAGATTTTCGAGATTTGAATAGAGTAGTCAAGTTTTCTTACGCGATTGTCTTCTGTTCCTTTATTATTCTTTAGAACTAGGATATCTTCGATTTCTTGGTGCCAGATTGGGAAGTGGACAGTTGCTGATCCACCTCTAATGCCATTTTGAGTGCAGCATCTGACAGTGCTTTCAAACTTTTTGAGGAACGGTACAACACCTGTGTGTTGAACTTCTCCACCTCGGATTTTACTGTTGATGCCACGGATTCTACCTGCGTTGATACCGATTCCCGCCCTTTGTGCAACGTATTTGCCAATTGCCATATCAGAACTAAAGATAGAATCGAGGGAGTCATCAACATCAACAAGAACACAGCTAGCATATTGTCGAAGTGGAGTTCGCACTCCTGCCATGATAGGTGTGGGAATGTTGATTTTGTGTCTTGAGATTGCGTCATAGTACTTCTTTACGTAG